AGGCCTAGCGTTTTAAGAGCGGCAATCATCTCTGTTCCGAACTTGCGGGTTCCCGTCACTGGTGGGAGCTGGAAGCTTTCGTATTTTCTTAAAAACTCTTTTGTAAAGCGCCAAACATAGCTGTTGCTTTCTTTCAAGCCGGCATTTTTAGAGCTATTGCCTTTTATGAATCTAGCGTGAGTAACGAGCAGCACCTGCTTGCCGTTGATCTTAACTATAAGAGCCGGATAGTCTTTATCTTCTGTAAGCTTTTCAACTGCTTCTGCGACTGTAAGCTCATGCGTTTCAAGCTTAGAGCCTCGACCTATCCGAGCGTGAAGAGCGGTTGTTTTGCGAGTGTCACCAAAGTCAAAATCATCCTGCCAGGTGTTTCTTGCGTACTTGCTATTCGGCGGCGCAACATAAGAGCGTTTTGCACGTTCTTCGACTTCATGAGATTTTTCATAGCTCTTAAGCGTTGATAAGTCCTGATCAGATTTCCACATCGCCCCTTTACGTTGGAGCTTTTCAACTTCGCCAATCAAGGGTTTTAAAAGCTCCTTATCAACCGCGTCAAGGTTACCTAAATGCTCAAGCAGCGCTTCTTCAAATAATTCTTCTAGTTCTAGTAAACTGCTGATCTTCATAACCGCTCCAGGTGGTCAACTATTTAATGCTATGTCAGCTTATGATGTAGCGAGCTATGTAAATATGACTGGCATGAGAGGATTATATGACTGCGGTAAACTCGCTTACGAACTACGTTGACGCTGAAGGGCGAGAGCTTCAAGTACGTGTCACGCGTCTTAGCTCGACATCGGTTAAAGTTTCCTGGAACGTTCCCGACAAGCCTTATGTTTATGCTGGCGCTCTTGTCGTCGCTTCCCATCTCGAGCTTAACCCGTCGAACTTCCCCGTAGACGGTGTTCGCTATACAGCTTCGGCTGACTATAATGTACCTGCTGATCGAATTGGTCAAGCTCATGTCGTAGGCACGTTCTATGATGACATGACCACGACAGAGGTCACCATTGTAAACCTCCCTGAGAATGAGCCGGCATATGTAGCAGTGCACTTGGCTACCAACGTGTACAGCTACTACACGATTGGCGTGCGCTCGTATCCTGACTCTCAGCTGTCATCAGCTTGGGCATCGCACATTGACGACAACTACGGTCCGCCTGACAACCCTGTGTCAGGTCAGGTCTACTATGATCCCACGCAACGCATGACCTTTGCGTGGGACGGCACTGCATGGTTGCCAACCTCCGCACATACGGTGATCACAGGTGAGGTTGATCCTGTTGCTGTCATTCAGGTGTTTAACCAATCATACTCAGGTGTCGGTGACGGCTTACTTGTATCGGCTGCTGCGGGTTCAGCTGCAATTGAAGAGCAGGTGTGGACGGTCATGGCTGTCACGCCTACTGTCTTTACGGTGACAGGCTCGACGCTTGGCATCAAGCCATCAGCAACTGTAGGCGTGCCGTACACAAACAGCTCGTTAAGCTTCACTATCGAGCCAGGCGGCTTTCCGTTCATGGCAGGTGACACGTTCACCGTAAATGTTAAGTCAGTCACATCTACCCCTGGCTTGCCTACAGGCTATCCTAAGCAGGGCGACTTCTTCTACAACGTGCGGACTCGCAAGCTTAAGTGCTGGTCAGGCATCACGTGGATCGAGTCTGAGACGCCTGCAAAGGGTGTGCCTACGTATCAAAAGCTGCACATTGGCGACAATGGCGAGCCTGGTCCGCGTGACACGATCAAGGACATCCTGAAGCGGCAGCTTGGCTATCCTAAGGTTTGCGTTGAGCTTGACGAAGAGCAGTTTGACATCGCGCTGAATAACGCTTTGCAAGAAATTCGTCGACGCACTGACTCGGCTTACTACAAGCAATTCTTCTTCATGAACATCCTGAAGGGTCAAGACACATACTACTTAAATGACCCTACCAAGGAGCTCGATCGTATCGTTGACGTGATCAAGGTTCACCGGCTTAACATGCTTGGCTTAGTGAACTTTGGGCCTGATAACCTTTATGCTCAGCAGTTCCTAAATCAATTTTATGCGCCTGGCGTGGGCTATGACTTGGTCTCGATCCACCTCATCCACTCGCTGTCTGAAATCTACTCTCAGCTGTTTGCAGGTGACGTTGCGTACAATTGGCGCGAATCGAAGCGTGAGCTCAAGATCTACCGTAGCTTTGGTCATAATGAGAAGGTGCTGATTGAATGCTCATGCGAACGTCCTGAGCAAGAGCTGCTGATTGACCGTTGGACCCAACAGTGGATTCAGCAGTGGGCTGAGGCAGAGCTGATGTTCATGCTGGCTCACATCCGCGGCAAGTTCTCGACGCTGCCTGGTCCTGGCGGTGGTCTGTCGCTGAACGCTGACGCCCTCATGTCAGAAGGTCAACGACTGCAGGATGATTGCGTAAACCAGATAAAGAATTACGAAGTTGGGCAAAACGGCCCTGACAACTTCCACATGCCGTTTGTGATAGGATGATTGATTAAAGCAATACATAGTTACATGATAACTATTGAGCTGCTTGAAGAGCGTCTATACGAACAGTCAAAGCATGGTCTTAGGCCTAGCTCTAGGAAGATTGCGGCTCGTGATAATCAAGCTCTCATCAGCGAGTTAGCAGCCGTTACAGCTTACTTGCCTCAAGACGCGTCCATCTTAGAGCGTATCTACTCTGTCAAACATGGGTTAACTTCTCGTCCATGCTGTCAAACCTGCGGCGGCCCGCTTCATAGCCGGGCTCTCTCAAGATTCAAAATTTCAGAAGGCTATACAAAGTTTTGCTCTCCTCGTTGCGTTAGAGGCAATCCTGCAGTGCAGGCTAAGCAGGTGGCCACCTGCTTAGCCAAGTACGGTGTCAGCTCTGTGCTTAGGGCTGAAGCCGTACGAGATAAAATCAAGCAAACTAATTTAGAGCGCCATGGCGTTGAATCGACTTTACAAGCTACGCACGTAGCAGCGGCCAGGGCCGCTGGGTTGAAAGCCTATCACAACGACGATAGGCGCATGCGTCTCGCCGCGCTAAAACGCATCGGGCAACGAGAATACCCCGACTACAAAGTTGAGCTCGACGAACAGCTTTTTCTATCAGACCTCACAATGAGGTTTACTCATAGCTGTGGTCGTGTGTTTGAAGCAAGGCTGTTAAATGGACAAGCGCCAAGATGTCCAAGCTGTGATCCGCAACGCTCAAACATCACAGCCCCGCACAAGTCTATTGTTAAGCTCTTAGAGCCTTACTGTGGCTTAGGGCTTGTTCAGAACAGCAGAAGCATGCTTAAGCCCTCTCGTAAGGAGCTTGACATCTATGTTCCAAGCGCTAGGCTGGGGATTGAGATAAACGGCTTGTACTGGCATTCATTCTTTGCTGAAGAACGTGCATTGATTCAGCTCACAAGAGACTACCATCTTGAAAAGACTCGGTTAGCTGAAGCTAACGAAATTCAGCTGATTCATATATGGGAGCACGAAGCAAATGATCCGCGGATGCATGACATCCTCTTAAGCAAGCTTGGAGCGACTGTAAAGATCGGAGCTAGAAAGCTCGAAACAAGATTGATAAGCTATAAGCAAGCGCAGGAGTTCTTGCTTAAGAATCATCTGCAGGGCAGTGTGGTCAGCAGCTATCAAGTTGGGCTATTTAGAGCAGACGAGCTCTTAGCGGTAATGACGTTAGGGAAGCCCAGATTTAGCAAAGACGCGGACTGGGAACTCTTAAGGCTTTGCTCGAAGCTAGGGATCACAGTCGTAGGCGGAGCGAGCAAGATGCTCGCTAGATTTGTAAAAGACGTTGCTCCCAGCTCGATCTTAAGCTATGCAGAGCGAAGATTAAGCAGCGGCAACGTATACAAAGCCTTAGGTTTTGCTCTCATGAGACGGACCTCTCCAGGATACTTTTATTGGAAGACAGACAATGGCTCTATCCGGATAGTATCAAGGTACATGGCTCAAAAGCACAAGCTCCCTAAGCTCTTGGGTGACAGCTTTAACGTCGAGCTGACGGAGCAGCAAAACATGCTTAAGCAAGGCTACGGCCTCGTGTATGACTGTGGACAGCTAGTGTTTATCAAACAGTTTGGCTAAATAAGCTCGATGTACTACTATCTCCTAAACTCGTTACTGCTTGAAGGCGAAGTAGGTCAGAACGGCCCTGATAACTTCCACATGCCTTTCGTGATCGGTTAAGCTATGCTGCTAAAACAATTGCTCGAAGCTACCAAGCAAAGCTTATTCAAAGTTCAGCAAGAGCTTGTTGACGCGCTGCCTAATAAGCTTAATGTCGAGCTCGTGCATGAGAAGTACTTTGACAGGTACTACCTGCGCGTTAGCAATGAAAGACAGTTAAGCATCCGCGTTGAGTGGCCTGGCGAGCAGATGAAGTTTACGATCACGCGCGAGTATGAAACAGGCGATAGCCGATATCCCGAGATCCGCTCTATAAAAGAGCTGGTGATGATCCTAACCAATGAGCTTGAACATGGCTGATGAACCGCTAGACTGTAACGCTCCGCCGAACCCACAGTTCGCTTACGATACGACACCTGACAAGTACGTGCCGTCACCGATCTGTGTCGGCACGGTTGACTACTCTACGTCCGAATGCGCCGATCACGAAGCAGAGTACATCGCCAGCTTGCAGGCTGAAGCTCTCGAGATGGCAGCTGGCCCTGTCAATATCTTTCCTATGCTCGGCGTACATAGCCAAGGTTCTACCGTTGACCTGATCAGCACTACAGGCTACCCGCTCTCATCAGGAGCCCCAAGCGGCTTTAACGCGCTTGACGCTTTCAACATTAATGAAGAGTCATGGCGCTCTATTCAGCAGGGCAATGACGTAATTACAGCGCCTGCATACATCGGGTACTGCTTTGGCACTAAGAAGGCTTGGGAGAAGATCGGCGCGCCGCAAGAGCGGTATGTCAAGCCAGAGCCAGTACGAAAGCAGGTCGGCTCGATCAAGATCAAGCAGGGTTCGGTTGCTGAGAACCGCGTGACAAAGCTACGCATTGAAGTAAGCGATGATGGAGTCGCTTGGAAGCGTCTAGGAATCGTTTCCATCCCAGATACAGGGGATTTAGTTACCGTAGGGATTCCATCGAATGCAATGTATAACCAGTGGCGTCTGGTACCCATCTTCTTCAACGGCATTGCGACAAACTCCCAATGGGAGGTTATTGAGCTGCATCTTGTTGAGGCTACCACAACGAGCATTGACAACATTCAAGACTTCTTCCTCAATGAAAACCGCGATAGGTCATACAGCCGACAGTCAGTGCTGCTTAAGTGCCAGTATGACTTGCTTGATGTACAGTCTGAACTAGCCAAGTTCGGTATTAGCTTGCCACAGACCTACATCTTCACGTGCAGCTACGCTATGATGATTCAGCGTTTAGGCAGGCCGATCCTCATCGGCGACGTGCTCGAACTGCCTGGTGAAGTACAGTATGATGCAATGCTCAACCCTGTGCGTAAGTGGCTTGAGGTTACTGACACGGCTTGGGCGACCGAAGGTTATTCGTTCAACTGGAAGCCCCAGATGTTTAAGTTCTACGGTCAGCCGATCATGCCATCCGTAGAACATCGTGACTTGCTTGGCACGCCAGGCAAGGTAAATGACGCTATGGCTGATGATGACTTCTTAAAGGGCGTGCTGCAAAATGACGCAGCTTATAAGTCAACTGAAGCTATCATGCAGCAGAGCAAGGATGACGTGCCGCAAACAGGTGGTGACCCCCAGAACATTCGCTCAGGCAAAGCTATGGGTCAGCCACCAGGTACTTATGACGGTCGTGACCCATACGTGCAGGACGCTATTCCACCTGACGGCGCGTCGTTCACAATGGGTGATCAGCTGCCTGCTGCTAACACGATCGCTGCTGGGCACTATCATCGACAGACCTACACAAACGCGCCTATTTCGCTTCGACCTGCTGACAGGCTGCTAAAGTGGAACGGTACGCGTTGGAACGTGATCGAAGTTAACACGCGTGTAACTTACGAGTCGCATAAGCGTAGCGTTTCTCGAATTCTAAGCTCAGCAAACAAGGTCAACTTGGATGCTAAACCATGAAACTTGCTGAAGGCTTGATTAAGCTCCCTCCCAGGCTTCTTAGCCAAATGACCGAGTTTGTGCTGACGTGGTACTTTGCGCATGTATCTGCTACAATTGACAAGCGCTTTCGCTTTGATGAAGACTCGTTAGACCGTGCGCATCACTTGCTTAGCGCTGCTATGGCTGAGCATCATGTAGCAGTACCGCAAGCTAAGGTGCGCATCGCACGAGAAAAGAAGGTTTTCATGAAAACCTTCGAGCTCAATCATGAAAGCGTGTATGACACGCAGCTTGCGCTGAACGTAAAGCTTAAGCTGGTATTTGAACGACATCGAGGCTTAGCTACAAACCTTGGCGTGTACCGTGACAACACAGCATTCATCATCCTGTCGCCGTATAACCTACACATGACTGGCGCGTCATTAGCTACAGTTGCATCTCTTAAAGCTTCGCTTCAAAAGGTACCTGAGCTTTTGGGCTTTCTTGAGCACGAGTTAACTCACTTAATCCAGCATCGGTTTTTCAATCATGCTGATCAGCTCAAAGGTAATTATAGCCAGACGGATGAGTTCGATGATGCCTACGGCCTTGCCCCTGTAGAGTTCGACCCACTTATCAAGAGCTCGCGAGCAACGTTAAGACGATTAGAGCAAAAGTATAAAGGCTATCCTGAGTTCAACCGGACAGAGATGATTAATGCGTACCTATCTGCCGGCCCAAAGCCTAGGTGGATGCATGATAGCGATGTCTGTCAATTCTTTGAGGTGTTGAAGCGTCGCGCACCGGTTCGATGGAAGAAGGCCGTTAAACTCTTTATGCATGCTTATTGATTGCATAAATACCAAACATGAGAGGTCATACATGAAAGTCAATAACGTCATGGGTTCAAAGCCCATCAATGATACGCTACGCCGCTTAGTTGACGCGGTTGTTGAAGGGCGATCAGCTGCACCAGCACGCGAGATCAATAAGAAGATCGTTGAAGCCGCACCTGCTATCGAGCAGTCGGAACCCGATGAGGTCGAGCACAAGCTGCTGTTCCAGCCTAGTGAAAGCTTCAAGCATATTTTAAGCTTGATCGCCAAAAGCGATAAAAAGTTGTATAATCGTATTATTGGGTTGGAGTAATTAATGGCCGATTCAGATAAAAAATTCTCCGTCTCATCGACTGCTCCTGCTCAGCGTTTGAAGTTCATAGACTCGATCATTGCCGACATGAAGGGCAAGATGCATCGACATGTGCTCGGTGGTATGCTGCTTGCAGGTGACCCTGGTGTTGGCAAGACCTCATTTGTGCGTCAGCTCTCTCGCCTCTTAGGTATGACGCTTGTGTTGATTGAAACTCCGCACTTGGTCGAAGAGCACATCATCAACATCCCGTTCATCGTATACCATCCAGAGTCTGACGCGTCGAAGTCCGGCGTAGTTAAATCTAAGGGTGATGATTTTGACATCGAGCTAGCTGACTCTGACCTATACAACCAGGTCATGAAGTCTAAGAAGCTGCCTGACTCAGAGGTGCTTGCTAAGATCAAGTCGGATGCAAACCTCTTCGCGCTTCATCAAAAGCTTGGCGGCACAGAAACAGCCTTTTCAAAGCGTGTTCAGCAGCTCCGTGAAAACTTTAACTGTATCTTATTCCTAGATGAGTACTATCGCGAAACTTCGACCTCAATTCGGAACATGCTTCGTGGCATCTTGAACAGGAACTTGGGCTTACATGAGCTCCCTGACAAGGTCTATTGCATCTATGCTTCGAACATGAATGATGAGGGCATCGAAGAAGTTGCCCTGAATCAGGACTACAGAAAGCTCACATTTAACAACCCAGGTAAGCAAGAGTGGTTTACATGGTTCGTGAATAAGTTCCAGCATGAGAAGCATGTTAAGCTTGACATGCGTGTCATTGACAAGTTCTTTAACGCGCTTGAAGAAAATGACCTGTCGTCTGATGACGCAGAAGCTGACGTGCGTACGTCACCTCGGCGTTGGGAGCAGCTTTTACTGCTCATTAATGCATCGCTGCCTGTTAAGAGCGAAAAGGAAGCACATGTGCTCATGAGCCAAGTGCACCTGAACTTTGAAAACTATGAAACAGGCGCAAAGGCTAAGCTCGTAGAAAAGGTTTCAGCCGCTGTAGCTGAGCTCATTAAAGAGACGTCGCATATCACGATCGGCCCAAATGACACTCATCCTATTGAGCACTGGCGCGACGTGCTTAAGCATCAGCTCGAAGTTAAGATGAAGCTTAACGAGTCACGGTCTTACGTGCCTGTGATCTCTGGATTGCCTGGCATCGGTAAGTCTAGCCACATTCAATCTGTTGCTTGGGAGCTAGGTCTTGTCCCGGTTATGATTGAAACTGATAAGCTGACTGCAGAGGACGTGATTGGCTTACCGGTTCCTGGCGGAAAGAGCGCCACCGGCAACAGGACGATTAAGTTCTCTGAGGCTATGCTCTATAAAGTGATCATGAACAAGATCAAAGAGGGCGAGAAGATCCTTAAAGAGCATCTTAAGACGTTCCACTTAGGTTCAACTCATGGCTCTGGCGAGCTTCGGTCGCAAGATGCTGATCCTGAAGTCGATTGGAAGGAATTTCAGTCTCGCGAGCATAAGTACTTAATCTTCTTCGACGAGCTGAACCGTGTGCCGGTCAAGACGTTCAACGCGCTTCGTCGGATTCTGCTTGACAAGACATTTGTCGGCGAACCCGGGCATGAAGGCACGTTAGAGCTGCCTAAAGGCTCCATCATTGTTGCCGCTATTAACCCAAGCGATGGTGCGTCAACGACATCGATGACTAAGCACATGCGTGACGTGCTGGACATCATTCCTACTGGTTCGAGCTGGAACCAGACTGTAACATTCTTAAAGACTAAGCTCGAGCCAGAAGTTAAGAAAGAGCTTGAAAATCCTGAGATTGCTAAGCCGATTCTTGAAATCCTCCTTGCATTTCATCAGCATTACAGCGATGATGAAAATAAAGGCAAGCATGGCGGCACCGAAACCGAGTTCCACATGCTTACGGGTTCAAAGGGCATTTACATCTCACCTCGAGAGTTCTCTGACCTTTATACCTCAATGTGCAATGAGGTGGATATAAAGATTGAGCGGTTCAAAGAGGACGCTATCAAAGAGGAAGATCCAGCTGAAGTCGAGAAGATGGCGTTTGAAGTGAAAAGCGACTTGTATGATGTTGTTCACTCTAAGCTTAGCTTCATCATTGAAAACAAGCACAAGGTTGAAAATCCTGAGTTCTTCGAAGAGCTGAAATCATGGTTCCTGTACTCAGAGGAGGCTGACAAGCTTGACTTGGTAGCAAAGAAGGCTAAGACGTTGTCATTTGAAGAGATCTTCAAGAAGGTCTATGACGATGAGAACATGCTGTTGGCTGACAATGGTGAGTTCATCAACTACATCCAAAACGGCGATCCAGCGATGTTTAAGCGTGACCTCACGCACTTCTTGATCACCCGTTCAACGAACAACAAAGCCTTCTACCTTGATGAAGTTCGGTTCTTGCGCGAGCTTCAAGCGGATGGTACCACCATTAAGAATGGAACTGACAAGAAGACTAACAAGTCAAAGGTCACCCACTTCGAGCACTTCATAAGAGAGATCTTAAATGCGATCTTCATGCATGGTCTTTCGAAAGAGTATATCCTGCCGTTAAAGCAAAGCATTAACGAGCTGTTAGGGTCGCCTGACTTACCTGATGAATCATTGAAGGATCTAGGCGCCATTAACTCGCGCTTGTCAAAGTACATCACAGAAATTAGCAATCAAGCTAAAGCTCGGGAAGAGAAGAAGAAATGACAAAGCCTCCCTGCGTAGAGTGTGCCGTTGACGAAGGCAGGGACTTTGACACCCTGCGCCGTTTGCTCGAGGGTGAGAATGCTGACGGCTCGTTTACATCTAACTTATCTGTGACTGAGCGAAAGCTGCTCAAAACAACGTTTAGCGATCCGCACGTCAAGGCTATCATGGATCACGCGATGAGCGGTGATCAGAAGAAGATTGACCACTTCAAGGATGAAGTAACCGAGGCGCTGCAAAAGCTTGAATGTGTAGCAAAGGTCTCTCCGATCTTGTATGAAGCTGCGGTTGATAACATTATCGAGACGAAGCTGTTTGACAAGTATTGGAAGCGACCCGAAACGGCAGCTGAACTGATCGCTAAGCAGCTTGGCGTTACGCTAGATCATCCAGACCATGTTAAGCGTGCGCCTGACGTAACGACGGCTCCAAAGTTTAACTTGTTGACTTGGAATAAGCTGCTGCAAAAGATTAGGACTGAGTCAAGAACATTCTTTCCACTTCGAAACATGATGGACTATCATGTGATTCATCGACCGTCATTTAAGATCATCGGTGATGGGCTCAATGAAAGAGACGAGAAGCGGTTTAAAGGCATTGATACAGCTTGTGCTACCGCTGATGGGACCTTTGTCTTCAACGTCAAGTTTTGCCAAGCGCTGCTCGATTTCGGCCACTTGAAGGGAATCAAAGCAGGTTCTGGTAAGTTTGGCAAGAAGTATAAGTCGCAAGGCGGTGACATTCCTGATGAGTGGGAGTACATCGAGTTCTTGATTCGTCACGAGCTAATGCACTTCACCTACTCTGACTTCCACTATCAAAAGATCATCAAGGAGTCAACACCTACGCTGATCAACTGGGTAGGTGACTTTCGCTCAAATCACCGTTTGATTCAGCAAGGCTTCAATCAGCTTCCCATGGGGCTGTTCTCAGCATATGTAAACTTTCACAGGCAAGGCTCTTACCAAGAGATGTTTAACCTTGTCAAAGCTGAGTTTGCTAAGATCAAAGATCAGTGCAAGGAAGAGCTTGAAAAGGCGATGAAGAGCGCCGATGACCACTCGCAAGGCGGTAGCACTACTGAAGGTGGCGAAGGTGAAGAGGGTGGAGAGGGTGGAGAAGGAGCACCAGGAGAAGGAACTTCTGGTAAGGGCAAGCCGGGTAATGGTAAGGGCGGAAAAGCGTCAACCCAAGATAACGGCGAAGAAGGTGAAGGAAAGCCTGGTGAAGGCGAAGGGAAAGATAAGGGCGAAGGGAAAGATAAGGGCGAAGGGAAAGATAAGGGCGAAGGTGAAGGTAAGTCAGGCGAGGATAAGGGCGGCAAAGATAAGGGCGACAATGATAGCGATGATCCTGGCGTAAGCAAGGAAGGCGACCGTGGCGAAAGGGGTAAGGGTGGCCACGGTAAGACCAATGAAAGAAATCTAACGCCTGAAGACATCGATAGCTGGAACAAGAAGCAGCATGAGCGCATGGAGAAGGAAGATCGTCAAGCGACCGACGAGACTACTAATCCTGACTATGACGCCAAGCCTAGCGGCGGTGGCCCTGGAACTGCTAAGGGCGGTCATCATAAAATTGACTATAGCAAGATTACGCCTCGCTATAAGTGGGACGCGCTGTTAAAGAAGATGGTCAGCGAAACAGCATACACTGTTGAATCATCGTACCAGAAGATTAGTCGTCGCGCTATTAGCTCTGTTCATCAAGCTGTTACTCGGGGCGCCGGCGCTGTTAAGCCGGGTGATGTCAAGAATCCGAATAAGCGGAAGATCAAGCTTGCAGTGATCGTTGACTCGTCTGGTTCGATGTCGTATGTCATCCACACCGTGATGGCTAACCTTGACGCGCTGCTTGTTAAGCGGCAAGGCGTCACAGGCGTGCAAGACGAGTTCTTCCTCTTTATGTTCAGCGGCGACTATGACATTTTTACCTGCACAGCAGGTAAGAGCGGTATGGCAACGCACGTTAAGGACGTTGAAGGCACGCCAGGGCCGTTAGGTAAGATCAAACTGTCTGAGGTGCTAAATCACCACAAGGCAGGCGGCACGATCTTTAGCTCAGACCTTGCTAATCAGGCTAAGAAGCTGGCTGCAAAGGGCTATAACGTACTGGTTGTGTCAGACGGTGACTTGCTTGCTACTGAGAACTTTGACACGTTCAAGGACCTTTACTACAGCCATCGAAAGAATGTTTGGCTGCTGTTGAATGACAAGCGTACATTCGAGCAATTTTGCTCGAGGATGAAAGAAATTACAAACAACGCGTCGCACCTATGAAGCTTCAAGCTCTCACTGAAGGCAGCAGCGTTAGCAAGGGGTTCCTAAGGAAGATTTTCTTGCCGTGCAAGACCGTGTTTTCACCGCGGCAATTGTCAAGTTCGAAAGCTTCCTTTGAGGCTGCGATGAAGGTTCACTTTCCTGACTTCAAGCTCGACCGATGCTTTTAGAGGCGCTCTCCAATATGAAGGGAGCGATCCTCTCGATCTGCTTAAACTAAGGTTTGATAACTTTGTAAACACCCTCATGACTGCGAAGAAGCATGCTTAATAAAAGTCAATGAGCCGGCGTCGTAAAGCTTTAAAAACCCATTTGATAACATATTTGTAGTTTCAGATACAGATTCATCAAATGCCACTAATAGCTGTTTCAGCTTGTGTTTTTGGCACTGGTATCGAGAAAGCATTCCGTATTTGTGTTTATAATAGCTATAACTTGGCACATCTGTTGTGAGCTGGGTAAATCCTAGTTTTCTATATGCTGCCCCTGAGCTCCACCTTCTGTTTGCATAAGATACCATTGGCTTATCTGTTTGTAATGCGCGCAAGAGCTTAGACATCCCACCCACAACTGTGATATTTTGTGCTGAAGCCATTCGTAAAAGCTCATCATAACCTACTCTAAACCTAGCTGGCCCAACGGTCATTAGCTGAACAAGCTCATCCCCGTTATAAAGCCCGAGACGTTTTGAGCATGCTACATATCCTTGCATGTGGTTTTTTTCAAGAAATGATCGTGCATCTTGCACAGATACATCCCTCAATAAAAGCTTTCTAGCATAAAGTCTTGTTGTCAAGTTAAGCTTTGACATACACATGCTTATTATAAGCTCTGGTTGTTTTAACACTTCTATGTCATAAAATGACATGAGCTGTATTTTTACACTCTCGGCTAAATCATGCTTCTTTGCTAAATGATGTTTATCTGGATTTACATCTGTTGAATGCCAATAGACACCGTTTACCTCAATAGCAAGCACAGGTAAACCATGCTTATGAATAACAATGTCTAGCTCCTTCCCGCCGAGAAGTTTCCTATTATTCTGCTGAATACTATATTCAGCAGGTAGCTGAGATATAAGAAGCTCAACGAGTCGCTGTTGAGGTAGGCTTCTAGGTGCACATCGTGGGCATTTAGGAAGTTTACCGCTTTCTAATGTCGACATGAAATTGAAGCCACAGCTATGCTTCCAGTTATATTGAAGTAATGATCCTTGATAAGTGTTTGGGTCAAAGTTAGGAACGATTCCATGATCGAGTATGATCGGAAGCCTGGCTGTTAAAAAGTTAGTAAGCGCAAGTTGTTGATTTGAATGCTTAGAGCCACTTTGCTTCATAACAGCGCTTCGGCCACCTAAGCTTTTAAAAGCGGCATTTGCTGCCATCCTAACACGCCCTAATTGAAGAGGCGTACTAACGCCGTAGCGCTCAAGATTTGTAGCTTTTTGAGAAGCCAGCTGATCAGCTGTCCATATTCGTTTAGGCTGTTGTTTGCTATGGGTTGCTCTAGCTAATGGATTTGCATAAAATGTTTTAACACGAAGGCTTTGCGCCTCTTTTATACAGCTTTTAGCTGTGCATGTCGATGAGTATCCTGTTTTGAAATTATAAAATTTTGGAGATGAGCTGCAAAACATGCAAGTAGGCTTAATCGAGTTAAGTTTAAGCTCGATGAACAACGCCTCTGGTATTGACGTGTTATACTTATCAGTAAGATCTTTTACAAGCACTTTGTAGCGTTTACAGCGTTCAGCTGAGACCCGGCCTGTATCTGTGAGTAAGCATGAATAAATAGATGTCATGCGGTATTTACCTTCTTATGCTTAAGCAGTACTATTATAATCAACAATTGAAGAAAGCGACAATAGTCTTTGCGAACATCTTTGCGAACTTGAAGGTTCGCACAGGTAAGAATGCTTGCGGGGACATTGAAGAGCTAACCGTTCCCATCCGTTACGGTTCGGCTGACCGCGTAGCTGCAGCAATTGCAGCAGGTAACACGCAAAACAAGCTCCACACGTTGCCGATCATGTCATGTTACATGACAGGCATCGAGCTTGCCCCTGAACGTAAGCATGGCCATGGTACGTTTGACCGTAAGTCCTACCTCGAGCAGGGTGGCACGTTTCCTGATGATGTCAAGTTTATCAAACGGTTGATGCCCACGCCGTACAACTTGACATATGAGCTCTCGATCTACGCTTCGAACACAGATCAAGCGTATCAGATCATCGAGCAGATCATGATCGTCTTTGACTATGACATGCAGGTGCAGTTCAATGACTCACCATTTGACTGGGCGAAGATCACGCGCGTCACATTAGAGTCCATCGGCAATGAAGAGAACTATCCTGCAGGTACTGATCGGCGCATCATCGTCTGGAACCTAAGCTTCATGTTCGAGACGTGGATCTCACCGCCTGCTGAAGTCAAGCAAGGCCTGATCAACAACATTGTGCTCAACTTCGCTAACATGGATGATCCTGAGAAGGGTTGCAAGATCTTTGAAGTGGGTGAGGATGGTGAGCTAGCGCCGTTTGATCCAGAGCAAGAAATCGGGCAGGTTGTAATTGCAGGTGAGGCCGGCGAGCTTGATCCGCCCGATGACGTGCCTGAGTGCGACTTACCAGAACGGTACAACCCGAGCCTCGATCCTGAGTGCCACCAACAGCCTCCCGCTAAGCCATGAAGCTAAAAACTCCGGAAAAAAGAAATGAAGCTTAAACATCTACTTGAAGAAATTCAGCATCACGTCAACCGCGATGACCTCATCGCCATTCTTGATGTGTTTGGGAAAGAGCTTACACTTGTTTACAAGCACTGCTTTGTCAAAGCGCTGTGCGAGGCCTTAGACCTTCACGGCTTTGAGGTAAATGAGTCAGAGCTCTTTCATGAAATTGTTATGATGCATGGTGATGAAACTAGCGACGACGGCAAATTTATTCATCCTGATCATGCCAAGAGCACGTTAGCCGCAAGGTACGCCATCGATGTTAAGTTTAAGCATTTGCATTCAACCGAAGATATCAAAGCTGCTCTTCGGAAAAAACTACCTGTTATCGTATCTATCGTGTGGTATGACCCATATTATTTAGTAGCCCGTGAGCTTCGTGATGGGCAGAAGGATAAGCCTAATACATTTTACAGGTATCGTCGGATGGGTGCGACTAATGAAATGGTGAAGAAGGCCATTAACGGCATTGTACCTTATCCATCCGAAAAGCTTATTAAGAGCACGCAACGAGGTGAAGATCTCAAACATGCTATCCTCTGTGTAGGCTATGACGCAGGCGATGATGCTTTTATCGTGCGCGACTATATGAACAGCAATGCGCACTTTGACGGGTTCTTCAAGATCGAGTCAAAGCTCTTCTTCGACAAACGGCTCGAGCAAGAAGGAATCTCTGTAGTTGAAGCTGCTATCTCAGTTGCCGCAACGGCAGGAGCTCGTTGAAGCTCGCATTATGCTCTTGCTTCGTGAGTTAATTCGTAAACATAGTTTCCGCAATCAAAAAGTCTATACCAACCGTTCTTATTCATGTTTTGAACTTCTGTGAGAAATGGGTCGAATTTATCACCCAATAGCTTAGGGAGTAAATGTTTTTGTGCTTGATAGCGCGTGATAATGTTTCCGCCTTTGACATACCAATAATTGGGTTGGCTTTTATGCAAGCGTTTAAATCCCAATGACTCATAAAGCTTGCCTGTGCTATAACGTGCATCGGCATATGTTATTAGTGAACCGGCATGTTGTGATCGAAAGCTTTTAAGCAATTTAGCCGCACCGCCTTGAACGGATGTCATGAGCTTTGTAGAAAATCGTATTAATTCCCAATCATAGCGCTTATCAAATCTAGGCTTCCCGAATGACATGCAAGACAGCAATTCATCATTCGACCAAAGCCCGAGAGCTATTCTTGCATTTGCGTCGCCTTGAAGATGATTTTCTTTAAAGAATGTAAAACGCTCTTTTGCTGAAACGGGTCGTATTGATAATGATCTTGCTCCATGCTTAACATTAATAGCTTTAAGCTTATAAGCCAACATGCTATAGCAAATTTCAGGTTTAAGTTCAAGCTCATGCTCAAATAGCTGGATCAAGTTGATTCCCGACGAGTAAGCTTTAAGATGCTTCATTTCATGATAATTGTCATCTTTGAAATCTGAGCTATGATAGTAATCTCCGTGAACTTCAACTCCGAGGTTATTAGCAGGAATTAAAATGTCAATTTCAAATGGCTTTATTGCTGTTCTATCATTAATGAGCATATCATGCGAGCTAAGCTCTTTAATCCAACCTTCTACCTTCCCTTGAAGCAAGCTATTACGGCACTTTGGACATCCTCTATATCGGTAACGTCCTAAGACAGAGTAGATAGTCCCGCAGATATCATGTTTAAGCTGATATTCTTCATTGTTGATATATGAATTGATAGCTGAATCTTCACCATCAGGTAAGCTATAACCGCGTGCTAAAAGCGATGCTAACCTTGCTGCAAACTTGACAGCGTTTCGTTTTAGATTTTTAAGAGTAACAGTTTTAGAGATTTTTGCTTTGACTTCTAGGCATGATGCAGGCGCCCCATTGTACAGTTTTTGCAATGCGTTTTTTGCAAGCATCTGACATGCAGGTGTGGCTAAGTATGATATTGCCCCGTGCCGTTCTAAATTTGTTTGTTTAAATTTGTCTAATAGCTCAATGCTTTGAAGAGCATGCTTTACACCATAACGCGTTATCATTGTAGCACGAACCTTGTCTTTTACAAGATCAGCTTGCCAGACATTATTGACGCCATAGCGTTCTTGCACAGTATTAAGCAGCTTAAGCTTAATTTCCGCAGAATGCATAGGATGCTCAACACCGAGCGAAGCAAATATAGACTCTTTGCTTTTTTGAATAACATCCGAACGTTGAAAATTGTTTTCTATACCATATGTACTGAGCAAGCTAAGCTTGCTTAATTGATAAATTGCTTTATTGAATTCGGGTCCAAACTTAGCCTCTTTTGAGGCTAAAGCTTTAAGCTTGAATTTATCATGTTGGGCTACGTTGTCAACACCGTAACGTTCTAATGTAGTTTGTCGTGTCTTAGCAATAATAGTTTTTGTGATAGCATGCTCTATGCCGTATTTGTTTAGACATGTAGCTTTTCGCTTAGCTGTAATCACGGCTTCGCTGATTTCCGAACGGGCTTGCTTAATTTTTGCTATTGTATCGGGTAACATGAATGCATTTTCTACCCCGTGCTTTTTAAGCATTCCTTGTTTAATTGCAGCCGCGTGGGCTGCACCCCCTGTCCCTTTTGTGCCGCACGTAGAGCTACAAAAATTAGAATAGCCTAGCTTAACAGATTTAAAAGCTGTTGGTTTGTTACATAGCAAACAAGCACCTTTAGGATTAGCTAAAAGATACCCATATTCTAACGGTCTTAGACCATTTAATTCAATACCCTCTTGTGCAAAGAGCTTTTTAAGTTGAAGAGCGCAGCTCGTTTCATTTCGTGTTCCAGCTTTGACCTCTTTAATGAGCTGCAAAGCTAATAGCTCTGTTTGGTGATTCATTGATGTTTTGATATAAATAGAGTCAACGGACAAGACATGTAATTGTAAACCTGCATGTCGTTACAGGATTATTTATATGGGAACGCTTGCACAAGTTGGAATTGCGGGAATCGGAACAGGTATTCTCCATCCAAAACATAAAAATCGTTGGCGCGCTATCTTCTCTGGCCTGGGCGGACAGCTCGGCGCTTCAGCAGGCGTGCCGAATGACCTCTCGATGCAGGTTGTAACTTGGACTCGTCCAAGCCTATCATTCGAAGACATTCAGCTTGACCGCTACAACTCACGAGCATATGTTGCTGGTAAGCATAGCTTCGACTACGCTCAGCTAACGGTTGAGGATGACGTGACCAACAAGGCTGCAAACGCCATTCAAACTCAGCTCGAGCGTCAGCAACGCCTGATCGGCGCGTCTGGCCCATGGCTGAACACCGAGGCTACAGCGTTCGGCTACAAATTCGGTATGTTGCTTGAGATGCTCGACGGTAACGAAGCGGTCACCGAATCTTGGAAGTATGAAGGTTGCTTCTTCCAAGCTGTTGACTGGACTGATTTAGACTATTCAACAGGTGAGAAGGTCATGATTAACCTGACCGTTCGCTTCGACCACGCACGCCAGGTCCTGATCCCAGCAGTGACCGGCTCGGCAATTGGCGGCTTGATTCAATAAACGAAACGAGCTGAAAAAGCCACCTAGCAGGTGGCTTTTTTATGCTTTGAATAAATAATGATATTATCAATCTATCTCTTATATAAAATAACCTTATGACCGAAGATCAAGTAATTGCGCTTCTTACTTCAGGCCGCAGTGCTAATAGCATTTTTACCGTACTTGGGAAAGCCTTAGCCAAGGGAGAGCTAAATTGGCTATTAACTCATCCTGAAATTTCCATTAAAGAACAGCTTTATCTTTATGTAAGCAAAAAAGAACGTCCTAGCTGTTTAGCAGTTGGCTGCATTAATGTACCAGCATTTAAAGGTTATACTAGAGGGTATCAAACATTTTGCAGTACCAGCTGTGCACGGACTTACGGATTTCAAACAAATGGGGCGGCTATTCATGAAAAAATGAAAGCTACACTGTTAAAGAATCATGGTGTTAATAGCCCATTCAAAGTAGAAGGCGCAGTCGAAAAACATCATGCTGCTATGATAGCCACACGTGGTCGTAAAGTAAAGCAAGAAACATTAGCTCAAATTAAACAAACGTGCATTGACAGATACGGCGTTGAAAATCCCGGAATGATTCCTGCCGTTCGAGAACGTGTTGCTAATACCATGAATGAACGTTATGGTGGTTATTATCTTGCTGTTAATGGAAATGAGCATAAACATAAAGCTTGGACGCTTCGAAAAACAAATGTATTATTGACAGAATTTAATACTAAGCTGCTTGAACCTATCGACTCATCTAAAGACAAATATAGAGCCTTGTGTTTATCATGCCACGAAGAGTTTAATCTCAACATAGCAAATGGAGATGTTAGCAGATGCCCAAAATGCTTTTTTATTCCTGCAAATCGTTCTAAGAAAGAGGCAGCGCTTAGCACGTTTATTCATGAACTAGGATTTACTACTATAACAAATGCTAAATCAAAAGAACTAATTTGGCCTTATTCTTTAGATGCTTGGATACCAAGTAAGCGAATCGCTATTGAGTTTAATGGGGATTATTGGCATCGAGAGGAGCATAAAGGTGCTTCATATCATTTGGATAAGTTAAAGAGCTGTATCGCAAAAGGTATAAAGCTGATTCAAGTATTTGAGCATGAATTTGACTATAAACGAGAGCTTGTTAATGCAAGAATTAAAAGCATTTTTGGCGTAATTGAGCAAAAACTTTATGCTCGTAACTGTCAGCATGTTGAAGTAAATGCGGCTGACGCCCGAGCATTTCTAGATAGAAATCATCTTCAGGGTTTTGTGAGCTCTGCTTTAAATTTAGGATTAGCTTATAAGGGTGAGCTTGTAATGCTAATGACTGTTGGTAAACCAAGATATAATTTAACAGCTGAGTTAGAGCTATTGCGTTTATGCACAAAGCGCGAGTTAACAGTTGTCGGCGGTGTAAGCAAGCTGCTTAAGCAGCTTAAACAGCTGCATCTTGGAAAAACATTGTTGACATATCATGATAGACGTTGGGGTGAAAGCTCAGTATATGAAGCTCTTGGATTCATAAAAGGTGAACCAAGTCCACCGAGCTATATCTACATAAAGAACGGTATAAAGCTTTCACGTTATCAAGCTCAAAAACATAAACTGCCCAAGCTGTTAGGTGAGAAATTTTCAGAAGCGTTAACTGAAAGTGAAAATATGAGTAAGGCTGGTTATCATAAGCTTTATGATTGTGGGCAACACGTATATACGATGACACTATAAAGCATCTATCGTAAATACTTGCATGAAACTCTCAGAAGCATTAGAACCGTTGCACATGCGTCAAAAAGCAGGCTATGTCAAGCCTAGCAAGGATGTCATCGCTGTAGCTCGCGCAGCGGCTCTTAAGAGCCCAGAGTATGCAAAGATAGCAGCTCTTCCTGGGTTCAAAGATACGTCAACGCCCATACAGGTGGCTAACGGGACTATTAACTTTTTAATACATGGGCATGTTTATACTCAATGCACAGCTGCGCTGATCTGTCGTTTTCAAGGGCCAGGTGATCATGTAGCGCAAAAAATCCCTGTTCCTGATCGTGTAGCTGAGCTGCCGTTAGCTGAGGCTTATGTAGAGATGCTTAAGATCATCTACGACAAGTTTAAAGGCTTTGCACGTGACGAGTATGACATTACAGAAGCGCCTGGATATCCTAAGAAGGTTAAGCCCGATCGAGATCTTTCTATCAAGTACCAAGGCATTACATCATTAGCAGGCCTCTCCGGCAGCTTTAATTATGTTAACGTGTCAGGAAATAAGCTAGTAAACCTAGAATGCAATGCGTCAATTCAGACGTTAATTGCCCCTTACAATAAAATCACCACGTTAAAGAATATGCCAACGTGTTGGCTGGACATCAAAGGCAACACAGAAGTGCTCGATTGGGCCGTTGAATACTCTCACGCGCGCATTAGGCGTGGACTGACTATAAGCGCCAAGAACTCAAAAAATATCTACATGGCATTTATGTGCCAAGGGCTTGAACAGATCTCAATTGATTGGGTTACTAGAGACATTAAGCCGTCTCAGGCTGCTGAAGTTAACCGATGGATTAGGGACGTGCTAGCGCATCCTAACCGTAAAACAGGAATGTTTGAGTTTCAGCAGCGCATCATCGATGCCGGCCTTGACCACATCTTTGACGTATGATCTTAACTGAGCTGCATGGGTACAAGCAGTACCTCGACAAGGACTTCTACGAACTGATGAACCTGCTTAAAACACACGCAGACATCAATGACAATGGCCGCTTCAGCACCATTGTCATTCCTAGAAGCGGTGAGCACGTCTATAAAATCTGGACCAATGACGAAGGTTACGAGACCTACTACAACATTGCTAAGCGTCTACAGGGTAACAAGTTTGTGCCTAAGCTTGGGCTGATTCGAAAGCTGCCCATCTTCTTCAAGCGGCCTGACACGGTTGACGGCTACTTGAAAATTGTAAAGCTCGAGAAGCTTAAGCCGTTCAATGACCGTGGATTAGGGATAGCTTTAGCAGAGTTCATCCGCTTCTTTGTAAGTGAAAAGATCGAGCTTACGAGCTTCAAGCAAGAGCATGCTGGTAACGACGTGAAGCGCTTCGTAGACGGCCGTCGAGCATACAAGAGCGCGCCCAACCTATACAAATTTGAGGTTGATGACCTTGAAACTAGCTCTGATGACCTCTTTGAGCTGGCGCACGCTCTTAGGTCAGCTATGATCAATAATGAAGACCTGTGCTTCGACATGCATAGCGGAAACATTATGCTTCGAGGTTCACAGCCTGTAATTACTGACCCGTTTTGTCTTACTGGAGATTCAGAAGATCACCAACGCCACAAGGGTGTGCTCTTCATGAATCATTTGGGCACTAATATCGACGCTATCGCTGATGCATTTCAGCGTGGTAAGTATGCAACAGCAGCAACAAAAACGGGCAACCGCCCACGAGTCAAGCCATGAGCTTTACCCTCCTCAATGAGCTCATCGAGCCAAAGAACAAAGCCGTAGAAGAGATGCGGCCCTTCCTTGAGAAGATCTGCAAGCTGATCTTCATGCAGGCAGGCTCGTATTCGTCAGGTACCCACTTCGGCGTCATTAATCAAAAATCACAGATCACTGATCCTAAGGGTAACTATCTCGACCTAACATTTGACAACAGCAATGCCCAAGGCGAGTACGAGCTGAACTCCCTCACAGCCTTATGCATCGAGAAAGACAGCCCGACGGTTGACGAGCTTGTCAAGATGTACAAGGAACACGAAGTCAAGTCAGCTGCGAAGCTCAAGTTCATCACGAAGCAAGGGCAAACGCTTCTTCGCGGAATCAACTTCGGCACTGTCATTGACGAGAAGGTGCTTCGCATGATTCAAGACGTGATGGTCATGCTGTCACATGACTTCAAGCGCGAAATGAAAGGGCTCTCACTGCTTGAGACCTCTAAGAGCGAAGCGTTCAGAGTTCAGCAGGAACTAATTGAAAACCTTCCTGATGAGATGGACGTTCAGCTTGAAGGTGGTCGTTTTGGTCCTAAAGTTGTTGTCACGTGTGAGAATTCGGCAGCCGATCCCTATAAATGCTTCACTGATGAGTTTCCTTCAATTAACAGCCAGAGCATAAAATCTCGTTGTAAAGCAATCATGCTGCATTTCATGGCAGAGATTTTAAAAAACGAAGGCTTTTCAAGAAAACCTGGAAACCAGTTCGGTTTAACTGAGTCTGATCGTCATTATACGGCAGCCCAGGTGAACAACCTTGACGCGCCGTTACGCATCATCCTCCGATCGATTACTATCATCAGGCATATCATCATAATCGCTGACGTATACACCTGTACTGGTTTGAAGCGCGCTCTAAATGAGCTTGCACAGCTTGACCCAAATACTAAAAATGAAATTCGGACATACGAGTAAATAGAGCATGTCCTCATTGCTTGAAACTGCCCTAAGTCGAGTCGGCGTTACTCCAGATGCTAACGGCGCTATTGGCGCCGCTCTTGGGCTCACAAAGGCTCTTACTGACTTCGGTTCAGCTAACAATGGGCTTCCAACTACCGGCGTTGGCGGACAGCTTCGGAACATTATCGAGAGCAACATCCCTCCGATATTCCGAACCAATCCAGTGCCTGGCGGTACGAGCTTTGCGCCAAAGTCAGGTGAGTGGACAGCGTTGCATTATGCTGATGACTTGGTGGCTCACCATCCGAAGTTCAAGTTCATCTTTAAGGTGAAGTTCGAAGGCTTTGATGGCATCGGTAATGACCACTCTTACCACTACGTGCATCGGTGTGATAAGCCTAACGTGACACTTAATCACACGGATGTTAACTACTATAACTTCCGAACTCGTGTTCTCACATCAGTAGTTTTCCAGCCAATTTCAATGACGTTCTTGGATGAAATCGGCAACTCAGTCAATGACTTCTTCGTGAAGTATATGGCTGGGATCTCGGGTCAAGGTGCCGGCTCACACGGCATTCAAAACGGCTTTGGAGCGTCTACGAGCTCAAAGCCTTATAAGCACGGTTACTCGTCAGGTAAAGCGATCATTATCAACCAAATCTTTGCAAACGGGCTTTACACTAACCAGTTTAAGTTTGTCAACCCGCGCATTGAAAATTTCTCATTTGACGAGTTGAACATGGAGGATAACGCAGGCTCGCTCGTGACGTTGCAGTTCTCTTATGACAGCTTAGTCATGAACACGTATGCTGTCGGCGAGGATAATGACAGCGGCATCTATACTTGGGGCAATACGGACATTCTCAGAGGTGGCGGCACGTCCGGCCTCCCAAACGCAGGCGCGACTTCGCTCAATGAAGCTGGTAAGCAAGCAGCATCTTCAGCTAGTGGCGGCTCGTTAATTGCAGGCCTAGGCTTGCAGAAGTACACGGATGCAGCAGCAAACCTGATCAAGTCTGGCTTGTCACAGCTGAATAGCTTGCCTAACACGCTTAAAGACTTAGTTACCCCTAATAACCCAGGCACTGCCATTGGCAAGCTGTTCTTGAACAACTCGTCAAGCGCAGGTAATGACATTGGCAAGCTGTTCTTGAACAACTCGTCAAGCGCCGGGAATGATATCAGTAAGCTGTTCTTAGACTCTAAAGCATCTACAGTCGACATAAACACGGCCATTACGTTAAGCTCGATTCAAGACGGTTCGAACTTCAGCACCGTGTCGCTAACAGACGCCCAAAGATTGCTGCCAGACATTAATGCAGAGCCACAAGCACCTACACAGCAATTCTTCGCTGGTGACATTTCAGGTGGACCGAGCTTTGCTGCGTTATCAGCTAACACAGACTCTGCTTTTATCACTACAACCCCACCTCCAAAAATTACATCCGGGGGCGGTGGTGATTTTGCTGGCGGCGGTGCAACAGGCTCATGGGCGCCAGCATCATCGACGCTCATTCCGCTCGATTGGAACTGGAACACAGCGACCGGA